CCCCTGAATCCAGCCTCTTTTTCCGCTGTACTTTTGCTACGCATCCCAAAAAATATTTCGCGTAAAAAATTTTACGAAAAAAATTTTCGCGAGTAGGATTCGGCTATGTCGAAAAAAGATCCACGATTAGCGAGGGCTGGTGTTTCGGGGTATAACAAACCGAAGCGAACCCCGAGTCATCCTAAAAAATCCCATGTTGTTGTTGCTAAAGAGGGCGATAAAGTCAAAACGATTCGTTTTGGGCAGCAGGGAGTAAAGACTGCGGGTAAGCCTAAAGCGGGAGAGTCGGCAAAACAAAAGGCTCGTCGTAAGAGTTTCAAGGCTCGTCATGGTAAAAACATTAAGAAAGGCAAAATGAGCGCAGCTTATTGGGCCGATAAGGTGAAATGGTAATGGACGATATGCAGGCTGTTTATGACGACGAAGCTAATCAAGGTTTCGGTTTGATGTCTTTATTACGCGCCCCAGTAGATGTTGGTATTGATGAGTCTATTATGGATAATCTTCCGATGTTACTTCGTGCGATGGAAGGTACGAATAAAGATACGTTAACAATGCAAGAAACCCGCGATATGTCGGGGCCGATTGACGAATCAAGTTTATCTGTTCAATTAAGTAATGCTCCTGGAATTTTATCATTGTTAGATGAGGCAGGTTACGGAACTGCTGCTACCATGTTAGGGATGACGGGTGGTGGAGGCAAAGGTAAGTCTTTCCAAGAATTAATTGAAGAGATCCAACGATTAGCGGCAAGGATGGCTTCGGATAAAGATATGGATGCTACTCGTTACGCGAACGAAGCTAATCTCCCTGATTTTTTAAAATCGTTTTCGCAGAAGAAAAAAGAGCGAACAGATAAAGAAATGTACGAACAGCGCCCATCGCGCAATATGCCACGAGACCCTGACTTAGATAAAGGCTTAGGTAGTTTAGATCCGATGATGGAGGATGCTGTAAGGAAAGCTGAGGATATTCGAAATCCTTCGTACGTTATCGAAGAACTGCAGGATACAGTCGATAGTTTTGGTAGGGGTGTTAAAAGTAAAAAATATATCCCTGCTGCACGGACTCGCGAACAGGGGGAAGAAGCGTTAGCACGATTAGGCGAACGTGAGCAAATGCAAATAAGAGCATTAAGAGATCAGCATCGTAAAGCGATGCAAGAAGTTTTCGGTACAGACAGAAGCCCGATATCTTTCGAAAAAGAACAACAAATACTTGAAAGATTAAGTGAGTTAGATAAAAAACTTGAACCGTATTTTATTCGTTCTGATTTACAACAGATGGCTTCAGGTGGTCGCCCAGGATTATGGGCAAATATTCACGCGAAGCGTAAGCGTATAAAATCAGGATCTGGGGAGAAGATGCGCAGTCCTGGATCTAAGGGTGCACCGACGAAAGATAATTTTAAACAAGCACGATCTACGACCCGCAAAGCTGACGGTGGTGGATTAGGTTACGCTAAGGGTTATTACGGGAAATCGTACAAGTGAGTCAGCTCACAATGGCTCAAATAGATACGCAGATTAAAAATACTGTCTTGTCTAAAGAACAAGCGAAACAGCATTTTATAGAAAAAACAGAAGAACTAGGGTTACAGCATACTTTTTATTTTGATGAAGCTTGGGATTATGCAGTACACCAAAGAAAGCAAAAAGAATTTAGGGAAAAAATAGTTGAATTTGAACAGGCGGTTAATAACCACCCTGCTAAGTTACAAGCGGTTCATGAGATAAACCCTACTAAGCATAACTTTGCAGATGGCCAGTACATTCGTGAGATTTTTAATCCAGCAGGGTTGTTTATTGTTACAAAGATACATAATAAAACACACCCGTTTTTCTTAATGCAGGGTGAAATGTCTATTTTTTCACAAAATGGGGTAGAGCGTATTTCAGCCCCATATCATGGAATTACCGAAGCAGGAACAAAAAGAGCAATATATACACACACTGAATGTGTGTTTGTTACAGTTCACGCAACAGATAAATTAAATATCGAAGATATTGAACAAGAGGTAATTGCTAAATCTTTCGATGATGTAAAATTACTTCCTCCAAACATAGAACAAGTTGAGAACCTTATTTCTCAGCTGAAGGAGAAGGATACATGAGTTGGGTTATTACAGCGGTACTAGGTGCTTCCGTTGCTCAAGGTGCGTATAGCGCCAGCCAGTCTCGTAAGGCACAAAAGAAAGCGAGAGAAGAAGCAAATACTCGTGAATTAATTGAAGGCTCGGCACCTAATTTATCTAATGTTGCAGAAGTAATCGCTGAGGATGTTCTGGGTACTGATGTAGCTGGTTTAGAAGCAGCCTTAGCCGCGATGGATTATCAGGGCGGGGAAGTACCCATACCCTCCGGCCAACCGTTACTTATGGAAGATCCGACAGCAGATCTTTCTGAAGCGGAGTTACTGGCTTTAATAGAACAATCAGGAATTGCTCAAATGGCCAGCGGTGGACCAGTAGGTACACCTGAAGATGTTTATTATTTTAGTGTCCCGCAAGTTATGGGCATGATGCAAGATCCGGATCCTCAAGTACAAGGAGTCGGTATGCAATTAGCAGATATTATGTCTTCGACTCCTGGAATGGATATGGTTCCCGCGACTCGCGATCAAATAACGATGATGGCCTATGGGGGTGCCGTCGAACCAAAAAAGTTTGAGATGGGCGGGATGCCTGAATATGACCCTGAGTTAGATGCAGATCTTATCGCTCAACAAGAAGCGTTCGAAGAACTACTAGAATTAGATGAATTAGTAGAAAAAGGGATAATAAGTGAGGCTAGAGCAGACTACGATAGACAGCGTCTGTCAGGTCTAGCGTTTTCTCAAGAAAGCGAGCCAAGAAAATCTTTTCCTGATACAGAAAAAAATTTAAAAGGGTTGGAAAACTTCTTACGCAATAAAATGTCTGAAGGAGGTACCGTTACCGCAAAAAAGTTTGAAGACGGCGGTTCAACGCTGTTAGAAAAAATAAGCGGAGTATCACCAGACGAATTAGATTGGGCAAAATCTATTGATGAGCGGTTATATCCCGATGAGGGGTTAGACGGACGTGGTGATGCAGCTAGACATTTAGCGTTAGGATCATTGTTCGCTAAATCTAAGAACCCAGAACTTGGAGAAGCATTAGGTATTGCGCGAGAGTATATCCCGTTTCCTGATGCAGGAAGAGATATGGATATTTTCAATAACGAATTAGGAATGACTCTTAAAGGTACACAAGAAGAGATTGAAGAAAAGATTAAAGAGTTAATTGAAGATAAAAAAGCCCAGTATTTAACGAGACAAGAAAGTTACAAGTTACGAGGATATGCTGAAGGTGGCCCGATATCCGAGGAACGCTTGAACCAGCTTAGGTTACGTTGAGCACCCCACTTGAACAATTAAAAGAAGTAGACCTTTCCCATCTCTCTAAGGAGGAGGCGAAAGAGTTTACGATATTACTTGAGGAATTAGAAAAGCGTGAAAAACGCGAAAGTTCTATGGCCTCGTTTTACGATTTTGTTAAAGCGATTTGGCCAGAGTTTATTGCAGGTGCTCACCACAAGAAGATGGCCGAGGCTTTCGACAAGATTGCTTCAGGAGAGTCAAAAAGACTCATAATCAATATGCCACCACGACATACGAAGTCAGAGTTTGCTTCGTATTTGTTTCCTGCATACCTATTAGGTAAACGCCCTAAACTTAAAATTATTGAAGCAACGCATACCGCTGACCTCGCGATTAATTTTGGTCGTAGAGTTCGTGACTTATTAGAAAGCGAAGAGTACGCAGAGATATTCCCAGCTACCGAACTAAAAGCCGACTCACGAAGCGCGGGTAAATGGAATACTTCGCAAGGTGGTCAGTATTATGCGGCGGGTATCGGTGGTGCACTTGCAGGTCGTGGTGCTGATTTGTTTATTATTGACGACCCACATTCTGAACAAGATGCGTTTTCGGATAAAGCGTTAGAAGAAGCCTACGATTGGTATCAAACTGGGCCTCGTCAGCGCCTACAGCCAGGAGGTGCTATCGTTATTGTAATGACTCGTTGGTCTAAAAAGGACGTAACGGGTAAATTAGTTAAACGAATGGCTCAAGAACAAGGTGGAGATGAATGGGAGATTATTGAATTTCCTGCGATACTTCCGTCAGGCAATCCGTTATGGCCAGAGTTTTGGTCTCTTAAAGAATTAGAAGCAACGAAAGCGTCGATTCCTCCGTCTAAATGGGCAGCGCAGTATATGCAACGTCCTACTGGGGAAGGTATTTCTATTATTCCGAAAGAATGGATTAAAGAATGGCCGAACGATGACCCTCCATCTTGCGATTATTTGATACAAAGCTACGATACGGCGTTTTTAAAATCAGAACGAGCTGACTATACGGCGATTACAACGTGGGGAGTGTTCTATCCCGAAGGTAAAATCGGCGATGAACTGTATAACGGGCAAGACGCCCATATAATTTTGATAGATTGTGTAAAAGAACGATTAGATTTCCCTGAACTCAAGCGTGAAGCGATGCGTTTGTACGAATATTGGGAGCCTGATTCGGTAATTATCGAAACAAAAGCATCAGGTATCCCGCTTACACAAGAATTACGACGGCAAGGTATCCCGATAAATACCTTTTCACCGAGTAAAGGTCAAGATAAGATCGCTAGATTGAATACGGTTAGCGCAATTTTCCAAGAAGGCCGTGTTTGGGTACCTGATACGAATTGGGGGCAAGAATTAGTCGACGAAATCGTAGATTTTCCGAACGGAGAGAACGACGATTGCGTAGATGCGACGACTTTAGCCCTTATGCGCTTTAGACAAGGCGGGTTTTTGCGTTTAGAAGGCGATTATGCCGACGATGACGATTATTTTCCAAAAGTTCGCGTTTATTACTGATTTATTCTAGTAAAAAATAAGAGTATGGTGGCAACCCATGGCTGAAGTACAGATTCCCGAGGGTGAAGAGAACGTAGAGATCCTTTTTGATGAAGAGGATAACGTTCTTGACCCGTCTCTTTTGACCGAAGAGGTCGAAATCCCTTTCGAAGAAAATTTAGCCGAGTTTTTAGACCCAGCTACCCTTTCTGAAGTCTCTAGCGAGCTAACTGCTGCGTTTGATGAAGACCTTAGTTCTCGTGGGGATTGGTACGAAGCGTTTAAAGACGGATTAGAACTATTAGGCGTAGATAGTGACCCTAGAAGTGAGCCGTTCGAAGGCGCGAGTGGGGTATATCACCCGTTACTCGCCGAAGCGACTACTCATTTTCAAGCGCAAGCGTATAAAGAACTTCTTCCTGCAAACGGCCCAGTAGACACTAAAATCATGGGCGCGTCTAGTGATCCGAAAGCGATGCAAGCTAATCGCGTTAAGGATTTCATGAACTACCAGCTCATGTATAAGATGGAAGAATACGATCCTGAAATGGATCAGATGTTATTCTTTTTGCCTCTAGCTGGTTCTGCATTTAAGAAATGTTATTTCGATCCAGCAATAGGTCGAGTCGTTTCTAGGTTTATAAAAGCTGAAGATTTAATCGTACCGTATTACGCTACGGATCTTCATACGTCTCCGCGTATTACTCATCGTATGACGATGTCAGAAAACGACTTGCGTAAATTACAGCTAAGTGGTTTTTATAGAGATATGCCGATGAGTTCTCCTAGCTATTCAGCTGATGGAGATAACGCAGTACAAGATAAGATTGATGAGATTGACGGTGTTTCTAGAACAGGAACTCAAGCCGAGTATACGTTACTTGAGTTTCATGTAGAACTAGATATCGAAGGATTTGAACATACAGGTAGTGATGGAGAACCAACAGGGTTAGCACTTCCGTATATTGTTACAATCTGCAAAGATAACAATACCGTTCTATCTATTCGTAGAAACTACGAAGAAATGGATCCGATGCGTAAAAAGATTGAATACTTTACGCATTATAAGTTCCTCCCAGGACTAGGCTTTTATGGATTTGGCCTAATCCACATGATCGGCGGGGTTACCCGTTCCGCAACGTCGATTCTTCGTCAACTTATTGATGCCGGTACTTTAGCTAATCTTCCAGCTGGTTTCAAAGCTCGTGGTTTAAATATACAGAGATCTGATGATCCTGTACAACCAGGAGAATGGCGAGATGTGGATGTTCCTGGGGGGACTATTCGAGAGTCGTTCTTGCCGCTTCCGTATAAAGAACCAAGTGCGACATTAGCCCAGTTACTAGGGTTGCTAGTTGAGTCTGGGCAACGATTTGCATCCGTTATGGATAATCAAACAGGGGACGCTAATTCTAATGCTCCTGTAGGTACAACGGTTGCGTTATTAGAAAAAGGACAGAAAGTAATTTCTGCAATCCATAAACGATTGCATTACGCACAGCGTAACGAATTTAAAATACTAAAGAGGTTATTCGGTGAATACTTACCTCCAGAGTATCCTTACCAAGTACAAGGCGCTCAACAAACAGTTTTTGCTGAGGATTTTAATAATAGTGTTGATGTTATTCCTGTTTGTGATCCCAATATCTTTAGCACTACCCAACGGATTATTCTAGCGCAGACACAGCTTCAAATGGCTCAGAGTGCCCCTCAGATCCATAACATGAAAGAAGCGTATCGCAAGATGTATATTGCTTTGAACATTAAAGATATCGACGATATTTTAATGCCAGACTTTGCCCCAGCCCCGAAAGACCCTATTCAAGAAAATATGGATTCGGTTATGGGGATGCCTCTAAAAGCGTTTATTCAACAAAACCACGATGCGCACGTTCAAGCGCATATTGCATTTATGCAAAATCCTCAAACACAACAGAATCCTCAAGCGATGGCAGGATTACAAGCTCATATACAAGAGCACCAAGCTCTAAAGTATCGTATACAAGTAGAGGAGATGTTGGCACAACAAGGTATCGAATTACCTCAACCTGGACCAGATGGTCAGATGCCTCAGTTGCCTCCAGAGTTAGAAAGTCAAATAGCTGTAGCGGCTGCTCAAGTAACTCAACAGATTACAGGTCAAGAGCAAGCCTTAGCGCAAGCGATGGCAGCGCAGCAGCAAGACCCAGAAAGAGAAATGTTCCAACAGCAGCTAGAGTTAGAATTCGAAAAACTCAAGCAGCGTGATAGAGATTCTGAGCGTAAAGCACAGCTCGAAAGAGAGCGTATTGAATCTCAAGAAGAACAAACAGACGTTCGTATTGCCGCTGAATTACAAAAAGCGGAAATGCAAGATGATCGTGAAATAGATTCTAATCTAACTGAAATCGCTAAGATCGTTCGAGAGTCCAGGGAGCAATAACTTATGTCACATCTAATCAGCAATATTCCACACTTTAATTGCTGGGTTAGAAAAGAATACACACACAATCATTTAGATTACCACGGAGAGTATTTACATGCTATAGCGATTGCGGTAAACACTATCCCTGATAGATGTCTATCTTTCCAAGTTGTATTCACTGGGTACGAATTGGGAGAGGAAGAAGATTCTGAGAATCTTCACGGAGGAGCGATGTGGGCACGAATGCCTATTACGGCTCTAGTAGCGGATGCGATGCTTGAGGAAATGCCAGAAGCGATGGCTACTCATTTAGCGCAACCTTGGGACTGTAGTTCACGAGACCATGAAGTTATTGTTATGGATCGTGTATCTTCTAGTCCTTGGTTATGTAAGATTGATAATGAGTTTCATACTGGGAAGTATTTGTTTACAGTTGATTACACAGGAAACGATATCGCTGACGATCCTGCACAACATAAACAAAGTCATTTGATACAACTTACAGATGCTGGGAAATGGACAGGCAATATTGTAGCGTTGCCTAATAATCGTGTAAGAGCGACCAACCCAGCGTTATGGGAGACAGGTTCTGGAGCACCAGACTTTTATCCTAGTCAACATGTACATAGTGCAGAGATTGACGATAGCTACATGGATCCGAACATTACGTTTAACAACTTGTATTCTGAAGGAGATTAAAATGCCTGGACACAAGACAAACAAAAAGATGCCTAAGAAAATGGGTATGGGTGGTAAAAGCGCCAAGAAAATGCCAATAAAAATGAAGCGCGGTGGTTCAACTCGTTCTCGTAGCAAGAGCAAAAAATGAGAAACCTTAGATCAACGGAAATGCCTTATCCGTCCCCTAAGACTCAAAAGGCAGGAGTCCAACCTTCAATCCCAGAACCCTCCAACGAGGGTTTTGCGAAGTCTACTGTATTGGCTGAAAAGACAATTAGTATTCCTGGAAAGAAAGTAAAGACAAAAGGTACTGGTGCAGCTACTAAAGGATTAGATTTTACTAGCTACGTCAACTAATGGACTTTATAAAATATTCGGAGTTTTTACTTCGCAAATTTCGTGAGAGACAAAATGATCTCACGCAATCACTCGCCGCTGGTGGCGCACAAGACTATGTTCAGTACCAACGAATAGTTGGAGAAATTTCAGGGCTTAATTTTGCTGAACAAGAAATAACCGCCCTGCATGGAAGGATGGAAGATGTCGAAGACGACTGAACTTGAAACTGGGGCTACCCCTGATCGTGTACTAAATTTTGGATCTGATACGCCGTTAGATCCTCCGAAGGAGTCTCTTACTCCTGAGAATTTAGATTCTCACGCAGATAAGCTACCGAACCCTACAGGGTATCGGATGTTGATTCTCCCGTTTTCTCCACCAGAGAAAACAAAAGGCGGCATTCTTATGGCTAAACAAACTCTTGATAAAGAGCGTATAGCTACAATCGTAGGGCTTGTGGTCAAACAAGGCCCAGATGCATATTCCGACTCTGATAAATTTCCTGAAGGCCCATGGTGTAAAGAGGGCGATTGGGTAATTTTCGGTCGCTATGCAGGAGCTAGATTTAACATCGAAGGAGGCGATATGCGTCTTTTAAATGATGATGAAATTTTAGCTACTGTGAACAACCCAGAAGATATTCTGCAATAAGGTGATTTAAATGGCTGAGTCTCAAGAAATTGAACTAGAACTTCCTGATGAAGAAGTAGATCCTCGCGAAGCGGATGTGTTGCAAGAACCACAACGAGACTTCGATACAAGCGAAGCTGAGGTCGAAGCTCCTCAGACTGACGAGTTAGAGGATTATAGCGACGGTGTTAAAAAGCGTATAGATAAGTTGACTTATCGTATGCGGGAAGCAGAACGCCAACGCGACGAAGCTGTTCAGTTTGCTAAGAAGATGTCTGAACAAACAAACAGCTTACAGAGTAAGTTACGGTCTTCAGATGAAACGTTAGTAGCGGAATATTCTGCTCGTATTGCTTCTGATAAAGAACGCGCTAGACGAGCGTTAAAAGAAGCTCAAGAACTTGGTGACGCAGAAGCTATCGCTTTGGCTACTGAGGCAGTTGCTAAAACTTCTTTAGAAGCGCAAAATGCCGAAAGATTAGTTGCAAAACAAAAGTCTGTTCAGTCTACATCTCAACAGACTCAACCTGTTCCACAACAGGCGACTAATGTACAACCAGCTGCTCCTGATCCTCGTGCAGAGAGATGGGCTTCAGAAAATGCTTGGTTTGGTGAAGATGATGGTATGACCTATGCAGCTATGGGTATCCATCAAAAGTTATTAAAGGAGGGAGTTCCCCCTAGTTCTGATTACTACTACGAAAGAGTAGACAGTGAAATTAGAGAACTTTTTCCGAACAAGTTTCCCGAAGGGAAAAAGAACGTGCAGTCTTCTGTAGCAGGATCTAGCCGAGGTGCTGGGGCTGTTAAAAAAGGAGCACGCAATGTGAAGCTCACACCGTCACAGGTAGCAATAGCTAAAAGAATCGGTGTGCCTCTTGAAGAGTACGCAAAATTTGTATAGGAGATGAAAATGACAGATCGTACCTCCAGATCTGCTGAAACCCGAGAAAAGAAATCTCGCCGTAAACCATGGCAACCGCCATCTATGTTAGACGCTCCCGAAGCTCCCGCTGGCTATAAGCACAGGTGGGTTCGTGCAGAAGTTCGAGGGCACGATGATAGAGCGAATATGTCTAAACGTATTCGTGAAGGATTCGAGCCAGTAAGAGCAGAAGATCATCCTGATTTTGACGCTCCTACGATTGAGGACGGTAAACACGCTGGCGTAATAGGTGTTGGTGGCTTAATTCTCGCTAAAATTCCTGAAGAGACTGTTGAAGAACGCAACTATTACTATAACAGTAAGACTGCAGAACAACTTCAAGGTGTCGATAATGATTTGATGCGAGAAGCTGATCCAAGAATGCCGCTCCGACAGAGCGATATGAGGAGAAGCACAAAAGTGGAATTCGGAAGCCGACAAAAGGCTACGGATTAATTCATCATTTTCCTTAGAGGATTAAATCATGGCTAATACTGACGCCCCTAATGGGTTCACTCCAGCCTATCACCTATATGGTGGAACGATTCGTCCTCAGAAGTTGCGTATTGCTAGTGGCACTTCAGCTGCTATCTTCAACGGAGACGTTGTAAACCTATCTTCTGGGTACGTTATCCAAGGCACTGCGACAGGCACACCAGCAGGAGTTTTTGCTGGCTGTTTCTATACCGCAACCGACGGTACTCCTACATACTCTACGTTCTTCCCTGCTTCAACAGCTACGCTGGGTTCAGCAGACGTCGAAGCGTATGTATATACCGATCCTGCAATCGTGTACGAAGCACAATTTACTGCCGGCACTCCAGCCGTAAGTTTTATTGGTGTTAAATATACGATTTCAACAACCGCTGGCAGCACTAACAATGGCCGATCCAAAGAAGGTGTAACAGCGACAACAAGTAGCGGAATAGCGTTGTTGAATAGGTTCGTAGATTCCCCGAGTAATAGCATTGGTGCTAACGCTCGTGGGTATTTTTCGTTCCCAACTAACGTATTCGCTGTATAGTCGAAGGAGAGTAACTAATGGCTATTAATAGAGCTCAACTCGTAAAAGAGCTGGTTCCTGGCCTTCATGCTCTTTTCGGACTAGAGTATGATCGCTACGACGCTGAGTACGAAGAAATCTTCGAAACTGAAACTTCAGAACGTGCTTTTGAAGAAGAGGTAATGTTGACTGGTTTCGGTGAAGCTCCTGTGAAGTTTGAAGGTTCTGGTGTTACTTATGACACCGCGCAAGAATCTTTTACTGCACGGTATTCACATGAAACTATCGCTCTAGCTTTTTCATTGACTGAAGAAGCTATTGAAGATAATTTGTATGACACCTTGTCTTCTCGTTATACGCGAGCACTAGCTCGTTCTATGATGACCACTAAAAACATTAAAGGTGCTAACGTATTGAACAATGCGTTTAGTTCTTCTTTTGTTGGCGGTGACGGCAAAGAACTGTGTGCAACTGATCACCCGACTGTAGGGAATGAGACTCAACGCAACGAACTATCGACTGCGTCTGACCTCAACGAGACTTCATTAGAGCAGTCTCTGATCGATATCGCAGCTTTCGAAGATGAGCGGGGTCTTAAGATCAACGCTCAAGCGCGTAAGCTAATTATCCCTACCGCTTTGCAATTCGTTGCAGATCGTCTTCTGGAAACCCCAGGACGAGTCGGTACGGCTGATAATGATATTAACGCACTACGCAACATGGGTATGGTTCCTGAAGGATACACCGTCAATCATTATCTAACAGATACTGATGCGTTCTTCCTGACTACGGACGTACCTAACGGGCTGAAGCACTTTGTGCGCTCACCTGTTGCGACCAGCATGGAAGGTGACTTCGAAACTGGTAATGTTCGTTATAAAGCCAGAGAACGTTATAGTTTTGGCTTTAGTGACTGGCGTGGTATTTTCGGCTCTCCTGGAGCTGCGTAATATCGCAAGACAAAGGGGCACTAGTTGCCCCTTTTCTTTTTCTCCTGTATAAAGCTTCTATCCCTGACAGGTGCATCCCGTACCTGACACTAGCCAAGACAGGAGATCTACATGGCCAACACCACGTTTAACGGCCCCGTCCGTTCAGAAAATGGTTTTGAAACCATATCAAAAAATACTACTACTGGTGCAATCACTATAACCAGTGGCAACAAAATGGCAGTTGAAGCTACTGGCAGCGCTGGAATAGAAGGCACAGCAGCGGTTTACGTTACCCAAGTAGAGCGTTTTAAAAGCGATACATCGACTAATGTAAACATAGTCAAAACAACAATTATGATTGACCTAACTGGTCTAAAAGATGGCGGCACTGCTGGAGATATCATAGGTAAGGATGGTTCTGGGGTTGCTTTTATCGGCCAAGTTACTGCTGCCAATCAAGGAAGCGTGTTTGGAGTGACTATGACTTGCGTAGAAACCCCCGCAGGTGGTAGCACAGACATCGATCTGTTTTCCGCAACTGAAGGCACTGGCGTCAACGACACTGCGATTGGCGATCTTACTGAGACGCAAATCATCAACGCTGGAGCTGCTTCTGCTGGAACAATGGTTGCTGGTGGTGATATCGCTGCTGATCAATTCTTGTACTTGGTAAGCCAAGGTACGGGTGACGCAGCTTATACGGCTGGTCGTTTTCTAATTGAAATAACTGGCTTTGATGTAGCATCCTAAGAGGTGATTTATGGCTGATGCAGTAACTTCAACAACTATCTCTGATGGTACGCATAAAGCAGTAATACAATTAACGAACTTAAGTGATGGCACTGGTGAAGATGCTGTTAACAAAATAGATGTTAGTGGATTAACTGCTCGAGAAGATGGGACTGCTTGTAGTAGTGTGCTTATCGAAAAGGTAAGCCATTCTATTATTGGCTTTACGCAAGTACAGCTTTTGTTTGATGCAACCGCAAATACAATAGCGTTAGGATTAGCGCAAGACAGTAATGGTCACATGGATTTTAGCGATTTCGGTGGTCTTAAAAACACCTCTGGCAGCGGTAAAACTGGGGATATCTTACTGACTACAATAGGTGCTTCTTCTAATGATAGTTATGTAATTGTCTTAGAACTCATCAAGAAGTATGGCTAATGGCTACATCAGGTACACGAACTTTTACTTTAACCGCAGCAGATGCGATTGAAGAAGCCTACGAACTTGCTGGGTTAGAGTATCGTACAGGATACGACGGTGTAACTGCTCGTCGGTCGATGAATATCATGTTCGCCGATTGGTCAAATCGTGGTGTTCAACTTTGGGAAGTAGAGCAAGTATCCCTTGATTTAGTTCAAGGGACTACTTCCTATTCCCTTAATCAATATGACATTGATATTTTAGATGCGGTTATTAGACGAACAGTCAATAGCACGCAGACAGACTTTCAAGTAGATCGTATTGAAAGAGGAGAGTATTTAGATATACCTAATAAAAATACTCAAGCAAGACCTACTCAATATTATTTAGAGAGAACGGTTACTCCGAAGTTGTTCGTTTGGCCAGCTCCTGAAAACTCTACAGATAAGTTTGTCTCGTATAGATGGAAACGTATTCAAGATATTTCTGGGTCTGTAGACGATGTAGATCTTCCTAGTAGGTTTCTACCTTGTTTAGTAACAGGATTAGCTTTTAATTTAGCGTTGAAAAAGAACCCTGATAAAGCAGGGTTGTTACAACCTTTATACGAACAAAACTTAGTTAATGCGATACGGTACGACACTAGCGACGCTTTTCAGTTAGTGCCTAGACGGACGTATGTCTAATGGCTTTTGCTCTAGGTAAGCATTCTTACGGTGTTTGTGACCGTTGTGGATTTAGAGCTAGGTATTTAGATCTGCGTATGGAGTGGACAGGGTTTAAAGTTTGCTCAGAGTGTTTTGAACCTAAACACCCTCAATTAGAACCACCTAGACAAGCGACTGATCCAGAAGCCTTAAGACAAGCTCGACCAGAAGTATCTCTACCACAATCTCAGCTTGGGGTAGTTAGAACGACTGGGCCTAGTAATACCACGGATAGCGGAGTTAATGTCGGAGGACAACCTCTATCTATTGTAGATCCGATTGGAACTAAATTTGACGGAGTATCTGGTACAGGTGAAATAGGCACTGTTACGGTAACGACATCATGAGTTTTACATTAGCTACTTTAAAATCTACTGTTCAAGATTATTGCGAAACTGCGGAAACAACTTTCGTTGCAGACTTAGACACGTTTATAAAAGAGTCTGAAGAAAGAATTCTTAAGAACGTTGAGCTTCCTGTTTTTAGAAAAAATGTAACAGGTTCTGCAGCTAGTAGTAATACATATCTAAGTACACCAACTGATTTCTTAGCGCCATATAGCTTGGCTGTAATTTCTAGTAGCGTTTATAGCTATCTGTTGTTTAAGCATGTTAGCTTTATTAGAGATTTTACCCCGAATCCTGCAACTACAGGAACTCCAAAGTATTATGCTCTTTTTGACGATAATACTTTTATGTTGGCTCCAACACCAGATCAAAATTATTCTTTCGAGTTACATTATAAATATCGTCCAGCTTCATTAACAACTACTTCGGGAACAGATACGACATGGTTGTCTTTAAATGCCCCTGACGCTCTTTTGTATGGGACATTAGTAGAAGCAGCTACTTTCTTAAAAGTACCTGAAGAAGTTGCTCAATATGAACAAAGGTTCGTACAAGCAATTAACAGTTTAAAGAATCTAGGGCAAGGTTACGGTTCAAGAGACGAATATCGTTATGATATTGCTAAAGGATAAATAGTATGTTGGTCGGTGCTTCTACTATGGAAGTTGGTAACGTATTAGTTACAACAACTAAAAATAAAGGACACTCTGTAGAGTTTTGGGCTGAGTCGGCTGCTAACAAGATTGTCAGTGTTGGAGGAAATTGTCATCCTTTAATAGCTCAACAAGCAGAAGCATTTAAAGAAGATGTTAAAAATGTAGTTGCTTTTTATTTAGCTGAAGCAGTAAAAAGTGACAGAACTACTCTAATTGCTGAATTAGAAAACCAAGGCCATAAAGACATGGCTGACATATTAAGGAGACTGTAATGGCTATTACGACCGCAATGTGTACAACTTTTAAAAAAGAGATTTTAGAAGCTGTTCATAATTTTAAAAACACAGGGGGCAGTACGTTTAATCTTGCTCTGTACACTAGCTCTGCTTCTTTAGGAGCCAGTACTACAGCGTACACTACTTCTAACGAAGTATCAGGTACTGGGTATACTGCCAAAGGAGCAGCTCTAACTCGTGTAGACCCCAGTAATTCTGGAACAACTGCTTTGACAGATTTTTCTGATCTAACCTTTTCTAGCAGTTCAATCACAGCACGTGGTTGTTTAATTTTTAATGATTCAGCTAGTGGTGACCCAGCAGTATGTGCTTTAGATTTTGGTGGTGATAAAACTTCTAGCTCTGGCGATTTTACTGTTCAGTTCCCAACCGCTGATGCTTCTAACGCGATAATAAGAATCGCTTAATATGTTGTGGCCCAACAAACCCAACAGAGACAGATGACCGAGAAAGAGTACTTAGAATGGGTCAAACAACAACAAGATCAAAGTCATAATCAGTAGGACTTAACGTGTGGCGAATGTTACTGGCTGGGGTAGAGGCACTTGGGGCCAAGGCACATGGGGCGAACCAATACCTGTCGAGGTTACAGGTGTTTCGGCCACAGGTGCGGTTGGTTCTGTCACAGTCTCGGCAGATGCTAACGCCACGGTTACAGGTGTTGCAGGAACGAGTGCGGTTGGGTCTGTCACAGTCTCGACAGATGCTAATGTCTCTGTTACAGGTGTTTCGGCAACAGGGTCAGTCGGTTCGGTCACGGTTTCAGCGGATGCGAACGTCAGTGTCACAGGCGTTTCCGGCACAGGTAGTGTTGGTTCTGTCACCGTCAGTGGATCCGCAAACACTTCTGTCACAGGAGTTTCAGCAACGGGTTCGGTCGGCTCCATCACTATCGTCGAAGGTACGGGCGTCGATGTCTCGGTCACTGGCGTCAGCGGTACGAGTGCTGTCGGAACGGTTACTGTATCCAGTGATGCGAACGCTAGTGTTACTGGTGTTTCTGGCACTGGATCCGTTGGCTCGGTTACGATCGCGGTTGGAATTGTTGCTACCCCAACAGGTGTTAGCGGCACAGGGGCTGTCGGAACGGTTACGGTTACTGGCTCAGCACTTGTCATCCCGACAGGAGTCGAGGGAACAGCAGAAACAAAACAAGTCACAGTTTGGGGAATGGTAGATGATTCTCAAACACCGAATTGGAGTAATATTACAGACAGTCAAACACCTAGTTGGTCTGTAATATCAGATAGTCAAACCCCTGATTGGGAAGAGGTAGCTTAACATGGCAACTTATGTAAACGATTTACGCTTAAAAGAGATCGCCACAGGTGACGAATCAGGTACGTGGGGCACGAGTACAAATACTAACCTCGAGCTAATTGCAGAGGCATTTTCCTTTGGCACGGAAGCTATTACGACAAATGCTGACACTCATACTACTACTATTGCCGATGGCAGCACTGATCCTGGCAGGAGTATATTTCTTAAATACACTGGAACTCTTGACAGCACTTGCACTATCACTATAGGCCCGAATACCGTCTCTAAGCTCTGGCTCATAGAGAATGCAACTAGCGGTTCACAGAGCATTATTATCAAGCAAGGCAGTGTTACTGGTATTACCATCCTCAATGGACAAACAAAGGCTATCTACTCAGACGGTGCTGGATCAGGCGCTGCGATGGTGGATGCGTTCCAAGACCTGTCTATTCCAGACTTATTTATTGACGATGACCTGACGTTTACCTCTGATAGCGCAGTTATCACATTCGGCGCAGATGGCGATACCACACTCACGCACACAGACGGATCTGGCCTGACACTGAACAGCACTAACAAGATTATGTTCAATGACGCGAGCCAGTTCATACAAGGCTCGTCTGCTACGGTCTTGGCGCTTGGCGCGACTGATGAGATTGATCTTACTGCCACGGCGATGGACTTCAACGGCACCGTTACGATCTCAGGCGACACAACGCTTGAAGATGGTGCTGATCTAATTACTGCATCCGCTGGCACATCCAACACCCGTATAGGTGTAAATGCAGGTAACAGCATCCAATCTGGCGGCAACTACAACGTGGTCGTGGGCGATGAAGCGGGTACGGCGATTACTACAGGTGATGGGCATACCCTTATTGGTTATGCAGCTGGTGATGCTATTACCACAGCAACAACTGGACTTACAGCGGTAGGCAACGGTGCTTTAGGAGCAAACACATCAGGAACAGACAATGCTGCTTTTGGAGAAGGTGCTTTAGCTGATTTAACTGAGGGCGTAGGTAATATTGCTATAGGCCGTTTTGCTGGTGGCGATATTATTGATGCAGATGGAAATGTAGCAATCGGCGGTTATGACGGATCTGCACAACCAGCGATGCGTGTTAATACTAAGTCTCATAACAACATTGCTATTGGATCTGGTGCTTTATCTACTCTAAACCACACTACAGCCACTGATGCTTATAACGTAGCAATTGGTCATTTAGCAGGTGGAGCAGTCACCACGGGAACTAACAACACCTTGATCGGCGGCCTCGCTGGTGACGCTCTTACTGATGCTGATTCTAACACCGCTGTAGGTCTTGCTGCTTTAGGTAGCGATACGTTAGGAAGCAGGTCAACAGCCGTGGGGCAAAGTGCTTTACAGAATCAAAACTTCACTACCGCAACAAATGCTTACAACACTGCCGTAGGATTCAATGCAGGTATAAACATCACAACAGGTATTCAGAATGTTTTAGTTGGTGCAGCGGCAGGTGATGCTTTAACTGATGCTGACAACAACACTGCGGTTGGCGCTTTTTCTTTGTCAGCAGACACCAAAGGAGATAAATCAGTTGCGGTTGGTGTGGTCGCTTTGGCCTCACAGAATTTTACAACGGTTACAGACACCTACAATGTTGGCGTTGGGTATAGTGCTGGTGGAAATATCACTACGGGAGTTGAGAACACCATAATCGGCGCTCTTGCAGGTGATGCTCTTACAGATGCTGATTATAACGTGGCTGTAGGTCTAGGGGCTTTATCAGCAGATACCTTAGGCAGCAAATCTACAGCGATAGGCACAAACACTCTACAAAATCAAAACTTCACTACTGCTACAGATACTTTCAACACAGCGTTGGGCTTCCATGCTGGCTATGCAGTCACCACGGGAGTTCGCAACAACTTATTTGGGGGTAATGCGGGAGATGCTTTAACCACAGGTAATAACAACATAGCCATTGGGTTTCAAGCTCTCACCGCAGACACTCTTGGCAGCAGAAACATTGCGATAGGTTCAGATGCTTTAGAAGTGCAAAACTTCACCACGGCCACTGATGCTTACAATATAGCCATTGGGTACAAGGCTAGTGGGGCAGTCACCACGGGTGTCCGTAACGTAGTTGTCGGAGGAATTGCTTTAGACGCAAACACTCAGAGCAATCTTAATGTTGCAATTGGACACGCAGCACTTACAAGTCTGAATCATACAACGTCTACAGATGCTTATAACGTGGCCGTAGGAGCGAATGCTGGTGAAGCAGTCACCACGGGTATTTACAACACCTTGATAGGTGGACTTGCAGGTGACGCTCTTACTGATTCAGACCGCAATGTAGCGATGGGTTTTGGAGCTTTAACTACTGAAACTCTTGGCGAAAGAAATACTGCCCTTGGTTACGGGACTCTATCTAATCAAAACTCTACAACAGCAACCAATACCTACAACACCGGCGTTGGATACAACGCTGGAACAGCAATCACCACGGGAATCCAGAACACCATCGTCGGTGGTCTTGCTGGTGATGCTTTAACTGATGCTGATTTCAATGTTGCCATTGGTTATGCGGCACTGACTTCAGACACCCTTGGCAATCGTTCTGTTGCTATTGGTTATGAGGCGTTAGAGAACCAAAACTTTACGACAGCTACAAGTGTCTACAATGTGGCAATGGGTTATAACGCTGGTAAGGCGGTCACCACGGGTGTACAGAACACCCTGATCGGTGGACTATCTGGTGACGGAATCACTACAGGAGGGGCTAATATATGCATTGGGTATAATGTTGATGCAAGTGGCGGTAGTGGTAATGACCAAATTGTTATAGGAAACAGTGTTAATGGTGGTGGCAACTCTACTGTTAGATTTGGTAATACAGGAGGCACTTTAACGATTAACCTAGATGGATCAGACAACTCTTGGGCTGCTGCTTCTGATGAGCGGTTGAAGAAAGATATTGCAGATTCAACGGTGGGTCTTTCCTTCATAAACGCATTGCGGCCTGTAACATTTAAGTGGAATGCCAAGGATGCTGTAGCAAACACGTTGCCTCAATACGATGCAGATTCATCTGATCCTGTATATGGAGTAGGCAAAGCGCACCACGGCTTTATAGCTCAAGAAGTAAAGACTGTGATTGACGCAAACTCTGACGTTGTAGACGGACACAATATTTGGGTTGAAGACCCTGACGGTACGCAGCAAGTTGCCCCAGGAGCACTGATCCCAATGCTTGTAAAAGCAATCCAAGAACTTTCCGCAGAAATAGAAACACTTAAATCAGGAGGATAATTATGTCCAGAGATGCAGACCAAATCGCGCAGGATTACTCAGCAATGCTGGGCAGTGTTAGCGTAATCACCAACTGTCTTGACGATGACAACGAGTTTTGTAATGACATGACCAGTGCAGAGAAGAAAGAGCGCGTTATGCGTAGTTCTGGCTACCTGTCGTTTATGAAAGACTTGGAAGATTGGGGCAGTGAAGATATGTCAACAATCACCGCAGCGATTTCTGCTGCCGAAGCGTACTCAGCATAAGGAATTTAAAAAATGATACATGACGTTCATAGCATTGAAGAACCTAGCGCCCAACCGACAGTCACGATTGACGGTGAAGAATATTCGTTTGAAGGTTTGTCTGTAGAAACTCAGGCAAATATCGCACGAGTCAACGAACTACGCCGTGAGGTATCTGCTTTACAGATCCAAGTGAACGAGCGACAAGCTCTACTGCAAATGTATATCAAAGCTATCTCTGACTCTGTGCAGCCTGTAGAAGAAGACGAAGCTGTCGTTCAGTGAGCGAACTGTCGTATATGATGCACCCGCTACCGTCAGTGTTTCTGATGGAGTTGGATATCCCAGAGGGCTTTGTTACTCAACTAAACGAGTATCTTGATGGCCTCCTTGAAGAAGAAGGGCGGGTTACCGCAGCGGATACGCTCGTTGGTCAAATCAGCGAGGGAGAACAGCTTAGAATGGATCACGACCATAGTCTTGTTGCTGGCTTTTCTGAGTTCTTGTGCGCTATGGGCGCTGAGTATATTAATGCCTTTATGAAGGGTTCTGGTCAAACGCTGGATGGTGCTAGGCAAGTGACGATGGATGAGCTTTGGTCAGTCCATAGCTATGCGGGGGACTATAACCCGATCCACGATCATGGCACAAAGACCATCATGGGTATTAGCTGCACGACTTGGACAAAGGTGCCACCACAGATTATACAAGGGCCAAGGCCCGGATCTGAAGAATACGGGCTGTATAATGCCTCTGGCGAGTCTGATGGGTGTTTGTGCTTTAACTACGGGCAAAGCTCGCAGTGGGATAAAGAACGGCTGAAGCCAACACAGAACATTGTGGTACGACCACAGGTAGGGCGCTTGTACTTATTTCCATCGTGGATGCAGCACATGGTCTACCCCTTCAAAGGCGAAGGTGAACGCCGCACAGTAGCGGCTAATTTGAATTGCTTTCCACAGGAGTTAGCAGCATGAGTTTACTTGAGATCGTCAGCACTTTAACAACTTTGTCAGTCATAGCGTCCGCTGTATGCGCCGTTACGCCCACTCCAAAAGATGATGCGTTTTTAGCAACCTATGTGTACCCCGTGATTGAAGCATTGGCTTTGAACATTGGTAAAGCAAAACAGTAACCATGAGCTATCTTGCGATGGCAGAGGAGTGGGGCTTGGACAAAGGCGACAAAGCACTGCAAGAAATCAACACCCATGAGCGTGAGTGTGCGTTGAGGTATGAGCGAATAGAAGAACGCCTCAAGGATGGCTCTAAGCGTTTTGATAGGCTTGATGAAAAGATTGACCGCTTTGGCAATAGGCTGTGGTGGATCATTGGTTTAATCGTTGTGAGCATCTTGGTGCCACAGTTTTTAGGAGGTTGATATGAGTGATGGAACAATCAAGATCCCGACATGGGCCTTGCCAATAGGCGCTGCTGCGCTGTCAGGTGCGATGGTCTGGGGTGCTAGTCAGGCACAAGCACAGGCTACACAAGAAGAAGTAGATCGTATTGAGGCTGCTGTTGTTGATGTGGTCGAGGAACAACAAGCAACGGGAAAGTTGGCAGCAGTAAATGCGAGCAAAATCGAGGCTATCGTCGATTCATTAGCGGAGCAGTCGGAAACAGCGAAGGCCAGCGATCAGAAGCTACAGCAGCTAATAGAGATAATGCTGAAGCAGAACTAGAGTATGACCCTGCCAATCCAAATCTGTACTGTGATTTAAGGGAATGGCGCATGTTAGAGCTAGTCAACCCGCCCCAGTATCGTCACTGCATCGCTATGGAGTGGATGCGCTATAACCACCGTCAGTGCGAATATGGCGCTCAGATTTATGTGCAAAACACTATGTCTCGCGTGCTGGGTACTGCTCATCAACTTGATGTAGAACTACTGTCTTGGGATCTCGTTAAGCCTAAAGCTGTAAGAACACAAGCAGTTAAGAAAAAGCGGAGGCTGTAATGGAGATAGCACCGTTTCCAAATAGCGTTAACGTGCCATATCGCGGTATCGACCAGTTGCGCGACGCTTACCGCATTGATCAAATCTCTCGCAATACAACCAAAGAGATAGCAGCGATAACTCGTTACAGCGAACTTGTGTATGAGTATCGTAGCGGCGAGATACATACCTCAACGCTCAAAGTCACGCGACAAGATTATCTGGATCTTGAAGCATGAGCATGATGATTTTTGTTTTAATCATCTTGGAGCGGGGCGAACCCACAGGCCAAGAGTTTTATTTTCAAGAGTTGACAAGCTGTCTTGAGTACAGTAACGCGCTCAATGCACAGTCTGTTGGTAGCATCAACCAACTTCTTAGTAACAATCGTTACTTTTCTACTTACTGTGCAGTGCGAGAGATACCTACGGCAGATGCTGGTAACAAAATACTGTTTCGTGATCCCAAGAAGGCAGCGTCCGAATGAAAGCTAAAATGGTAATGATCTTGGTTGTGGGGCTGATCTTCCTGCTTGCGACCATAGTTATTGGCGATTTTTACATAGCCATAACCGAAAGCCGCCCACCCGACGAGTCTGTAATTAGGTTGCTAGAACACGCCATCATTGGCATCGTAAGTCTTTGTGCTGGCTATATCGCAGGAAAAGATAATGAGTCCTAAGAAACTAGAACCTAAATCGCGCTATGCCCAGTACGACCTCGACGGGGACGGGACGGTAAGCGATGAAGAACTTGCAAGAAATCAAGAGCTTGTTGAAATCGAACTGCGTGAAGAGAAAGCAGATAGTCAACGCCGAATGGCTTGGGTTAGTCTTAGTAGTATGGTGGTTTTCGCTTTATTACCACTTCTGCCCTTCATACCTGAGTCTCGTTTGTCCACTCTGGCGTCTTTAAGTGACATGTTATTTCTTAGTCAAGCGAGCATCGTAGGATTATACTTCGGTGCTACAGCGTATATGGCAAAACGATGAGCATACTCGCATCACTCATAGGCCCAGCTACTTCTTTGCTCGATAAAGTTATTGAGGATAAAGACGAGAAAAATCGTATCGCCTTTGAGTTGAGCACCTTAGCAGAGAGACATGCAAATGAACTCGCTAAGGGTCAGCTAGAAGTAAACAAAGTCGAGGCTGCTCACAAGTCGTTGTTCGTAGCTGGCTGGCGACCGAGTATCGGTTGGTGTTGTTCTCTAGGGCTTTTGTACCATGTATTAATTGCCCCCATTGCAGGTATCTGGGTAGAAGTCCCTGAGATAGACCCGTCGCTATTAATGACTACTATGACTGGCATGCTTGGTCTTGGTGCTATGAGGAGCTACGAAAAAACTAGGGGAGTTAGCAGAGAAAAGTAATGACTGATTTAATTGAAATGCTAAAACGCCATGAAGGTGTTCGTTCTAAAGTTTACATGTGCTCTGCTGGCTATGAAACTATTGGTGTTGGTCGCAACATAGCTGATTCTGGTCTTGGCTTATCTGATGACGAAATAGATTATCTTCTGAACAACGACATAGAGCGTGTCCGACAAGAGCTAACTGACACGTATTTCTGGTTCCCTGCTCTTAACGAAGCGCGTCAAGATGCGATGATAGATATTAGTTTTAATCTAGGTCAGACAAGACTGCGTGGATTTATTAAAGCGATTGAAGCTATGTCTCGTGAGCAATTCGATATCGCAGCTGACGAGTTTATGGACAGCCGCTGGAGTCAACAAGTAGGCAATCGTGCAGTAGAAGTGACTGAGATGATTCGTACAGGAGAGTATCAGTAATGCCTCTCCAAAAATATATATTTAATCCTGGGATCAACAAAGAAGGAACAGATTACTCTGCTGAAGGTGGTTGGTTTGATTCTAATTTAGTTCGTTTTCGTAAAGGACTGCCAGAAAAAATAGGCGGGTGGCAAAAATATATTGAAACTTCTTATGAAGGAACAGGTAGGAAGTTACACGGCTGGGTAGATTTAGACGGTACGAAACTTCTAGGGCTTGGCACACGATTCAAACTGTATATCCAAGAAGGCACTAGCTACAACGATATTACCCCGATTCGTGCAACCACTTCAGCGGGAGATGTTACATTTAGTGCGACTGATGGTTCAAGCACTCTTACCGTTACAGATTCTGGACACGGAGCGGTAGACGGAGATTTTGTTACTTTTTCTGGGGCAGCAAGTCTCGGAGGTAATGTTACGGCTGCAGTGTTAAATCAAGAATATCAAGTTGTATCTGTTCCTACAGCAAATACTTTTACAGTAGTTGCTAAAGATACTGACGGAGCTACGGTTACTGCTAATAGTAGCGACAGCGGTAACGGTGGGGGTAGTATTGTAGGTGCTTATCAAATTAATTCTGGTCTTGATGTTTTTGTAGACGGTACAGGTTGGGGTGTTGGACCGTGGGACGGCACAAATACTACTTGGGGATCTACAACTTCATTAGGAGACGCCAACCAGTTACGTCTGTGGTCGATGGATAACTTTGGCGAAGATTTAATTTCTAATCCTCGCGCAGGAAGTATTTATTACTGGGATAAAACTAACGGGTTAAATACACGAGCTGTTGCTTTATCTTCTCTAGCAGGGGCTAATAAAGCTCCGACTAAAGGATTACAAGTTTTAGTATCAGACGTTGATAGACACGTTATTGTTTTAGGCGCAGATCCGATAAGTGGAGGTTCACGAAGCGGAACTATCGACCCGTTACTGGTTGCGTTTTCTGATCAAGAAAATGCTGCTGAATGGGAACCGTTAGCTACTAATACTGCGGGTTCGCTACGTTGTTCCGCTGGTTCAGAAATAATCGGGGGATTACGCGCTCGTCAAGAAACTTTAATCTGGACTGACGTTGCTTTGTACAGTTTACAATTTATTGGGCCACCAAACACTTTCGGTTTAGTCCTACTGAACGAGGGGGTTAGTCTTATTGGGCCGAATGCTGCTGTAAATACTCCTAACGGTATTTTCTGGATGGATAAAAAAGGTTTTTATCTGTACAACGGTTCAGTGCAACCCCTTCCATGTACTGTTCAAGCTTTTGTTTTTGATAATCTTAACGAAGGGCAAGCGTTCCAAGTATTTGGGTTTGTTAATAAACAATTCGACGAAGTAGGCTGGTTTTATTGTTCAGGCGAAAACACTGTTATTGATAAGTATGTAGCTTATAACTATGTCGAAAACTCTTGGACTATCGGGGAACTTTCGAGAACAGCTTGGTTAGATGAAGGATTAGTTTCTTTCCCTAGAGCAGCAGGAAAAAGTAGCGATACCCCGTATCTGTATTCTCATGAAACAGGGTTCGATGATGATGGTTCTCCAATGAATAATGTCTTTATTGAAAGTGCTGACTTCGATATTGGGGATGGACAGGAGTTTCAGTTTATTAGACGGTTTATCCCTGATATTAAATTTACTGGTAATTCTTCTGGAACACAGAAGATAAATTTAGTTTTAAAAGCTCGTAATTTTCCAGGACAAACACTAACTACTGATCAGACTAGTTCGTTTACTGCTACGACTACTAAAGTAGATACGAGAGCGAGAGGGCGACAAGCAGCGGTACGGTTTGAATCTGATGACGATGCAGAAACTGTAGATAGGTTAGGAGTTGGTTTTAGGATTGGCGCAACAAGGCTAGATGTTCAGCCTAACGGTAGACGTTAATGGGAAGAATACTTCCAGGAAGATTACCTCAAGCGGCGGCAGCTACAGTAGAAGCACCTACGTTTAACAGAGCTATGCGCCTGTTAGAGCTGAACGTTGGTAATTTTGACCCTGATCGTACTCCTCAGTACACTTCAGCTAACCGTGATACGTTGTTTTTCGAAAAAGGCGATGTTATTTGGAATACCACAGAGAACGTTCTTCAAGTATATTTGGGGAATTCTTGGCAGAATATTTCAACGCCAAGCACCTCTGGGGTTAGCGCAACAGGGAGTATCGGGACAGTTAGTGTTGCTACCAACGGTAACGTTGTAGTGTCGTTATGAAGAAGACTAAGAAACAACCTAAAGTCCCTGCAAAGTATTTAGCTGGTCTTTCTCCAAAAGAAAAAGAAAAACGTAAGAAAGAAATAGCTAAAAACAAAAAGAAGTCTCTAAGTGATCCTTCTGCTTATAAATTTTCTACAGATAAGAAAAAAGGAAAGCAGAGGAAAACAGTTGAGTCTAAGTACACACGGCGCTTTAAAGAGAGGTTTGGTACAAAAGCATGAGTCTTTCAGATAAAACTAAGAAAGCCTTATCTAATAAAGCTGAAGCTGCCCGTAAAAAAGGTAAAAAAGTTACTGCTGGGCAACTCGGTCGTGTTTATAAACGAGGGTTAGCTGCGTATAAAACAGGGCATCGTCCTGGAACTTCTCAACATCAGTGGGCAATGGCTCGCGTTAATTCTGTGCTTACTGGCGGTAAAGCAGCTACAGTTGACAAAGACATAATGAAAGGCGGGAAAGCGAAGAAAAAACCCGCTAAGAAGAGCACCGCATGACTAGACTATTCGACGACGAACAGACTACTTCTTTAATTCGTGCTATGGCGAACCCTGAATCTAATGCTCGTAAGATGGCAGAGCAAAATCAAGAGATTGGTGTTCCGTCTGATATCACTAATGATATTCTTAATAAATACGCTACATACGGTGCTAATACAGGCATCGGCAACCTTGGGGGAAACCGACTAGTAGAAGCGATAAATGATCAATACCGTAAAAAAGTAGATGAGCCTTTACAACAACAAGAACCACCGAAGGCTCAAGCTGGGATGGCAACTTCGGCTGCTATGCCTTACGATCTAAGTATGTTGGATCTCGAACAAATTAAAGCCGCTGCTGAAGTATCTGATGTACCATCTAGTATTGTTGAGCCTCCAAGTGCTGAAGTTACCCCTGAGCCTCAACTAGAGGCGTATAACTCCCCTGTTACTCTTCCTAAAGAGAACCCCGCTGTTTCTGCTCCTAGTTTAGAAAACGCGCAAGTTGAAACTAAATCAGAACAGCTAGAAAGATATCTTAAAGATAATCCTATGGTTGCAGAAGCTCTCGGCGACACAGGAAAGGTTTTCGGAAATATATTAGGTAAAGCAGCCGTAGGACAAGACGATACGAAAAGCGTAGCTAGTGCTAGAGCACCTGTTTTTCAAGCATCTCAAATAGCTAGAACCCCTATAGGTATGAATGAAGGGGGCGCTCCTACAGCAGAAACAGGGGGCGATGCAATTGATCCTGGGTTGATGGCTATTCTTAAAACACTTGGAAGTATTTTAGGACAGGAACTAATAAGTGACGACGATACAGAACGTTTAGTAGCCGCAGTAGATCCGAAAAAACATCCTCTTTCGCAGGTAGAACAAAATCAAATAGGGATGTCTGCAGGAGGAAAGCCGCCTGAAGGCTCTGTATTAGGCCGTAAGCTCTTCTTAGAAGGCGGCGAGGTAGACGGTCCAGGAGGCCCAAAAGAAGATCTCGTACCTATCTGGGCGAGCGATAAAGAATACGTTATGTCGCACAAAGCGGTAAAACGAATGGGTAACGGTGATTTCGATAAAGGCATCGCGGCTCTTGATAAAATTAATTTTGGTAAATAACCATGGCTAACGAATCTGCATATAGTTATCAGGCTCCCGATCAACTTATTTATAATTTATTAACAGGAGGAGGAGACCGTTTAGGGTTACTACCAACTGTTGAAGATTATTATCGTAGTCAGATTGACCAACTTGGCGGTGCAGATACTTCTCCGTTTACTTATACAGGTGAACGGATTTCAGGGTTTTCTCCTAGAGAAGAACTCGCTATGCAACTCGCTGACCAAGGTATCGGGTCATACGCTCCTTACTTAGCCCGTAGTGCAGGATTAACTGAAGAATCCTTAGCTACTTTAGCGGGGGGAACTTCAGAAGCAAAATCCCAGTTACTCCGTGCGTTACAACAAGGCGAAGATTATACGAAATTAGGTATCGGCCAAGGGGCTGAGTTTCTTGGCGAGGGTGTTGATAAAGCTAGTGAGGCTGAACAAGGTCTCCTCAATGCTTTAGCTGGGGTTCGTGGTCGTGGTGAAGAAGGATACCAATCAGGTCTTGCGAATATATTACAAGGTACTCGTGAGGGGCGTTCTACACTTGAAAGTGCAGAAGCAGCTGCCCGTAGAGCTACAGATATTCAACAACCTTTTTTACAAGAAGCGTTAGGGCAAGTGCGTTCAAGCACTGGAAAATTCGACACTGCTGATATTGATCGTTTTCAAAATCCATTCGAAGAAGCCGTTGTACAACAAACAATTAAAGATTTAGAAAAAGCTGCTGCACAAAGAGATATTGCTAGTGACGCAGCTGAAGTTACGTCAGGCGCTTTTGGGGGATCTCGTTCTCGTTTAGGTGCTCAAGAAAGACAAATAGCTGAAACTCGTGGATTAGCTGAAGCTTTAGCAGGTATTCGTGGACAAGGGTTTACGTCAGCTAGGGATGCTTCTATGGGAGAGTTTGCTCGTCAACGTGGAGCTGAAGCTGGGGCCGCATCTCAAACCGCAGGATTAGGTGCTCAAGCAGGATCTGCGCAAGCTGGTTTAGCTCAATCTTTAGCTAACTTAGGACAACAACGATTTAATATCGGGACAGGAGCTGGGTCTCAACAAGCAGGATTAGCTTCTCAATCTGCTGCTTCACAGCTAGGTGCTGCTCAAGCAGGACAAGCAGCTAAACAAGCTACTGCGGCTACGTTAGGTCAGGCAGGTCAGCAACTCTACGGTATGGGAACAGGAGCTGGTCAGCAACTCTACGGTATGGGGACTGGGGCAGGACAACAGTTGAGTGGATTAGCTGGTCAATTAGCAGGAGGCCAACAACAAGGTGCTCAAGCGATGGCACAACAAGCTCAGTTACAACCAACATTGCAAGCAGGAGACGTAAGTTCTCTAATGCAAACAGGCGCGATGAACCGCGCTAGAAACCAAGCACAGATGGATTTGAATTACCAGAACTTCGTAGGTCAATACAATTTACCAAATCAGTTGCTTTCTGGTTACGCAAACTTCTTAACTGGGGCAGGGCCGTTAGCAGGTGGAACAGGTTATTCTGGTACTTCGCAACAAACGCCTTTCGGAGGCGGGGCATATACGAACTATGGCCCAGGATATGGAGGCTATAAGGAAGGAGGACAGCCGATTCCTGAAGGAAATAAAGGATTAGCTGCGTTAGCTAAAAAAGCTCCTGAGGTTGTTCGGAAGATGGGCTTTACCCCTGTTAAAAAGAATATGGGTGGGGGATTATCAGGTCGTTTCCCAAGGGCTTCTCGTAAGTTAGGAGCATAACATGGCTAAGAACTTCGGATTTAATATCGGTGGTGGGGGAATCGCGGATCTAGTTGCTACTCCTAAGATTAGTCCTATTCGCTCAGGCCAGTTTGCACCTACGCCACAACGTCGTACGACTACCGAAAAAGATCCTAAAAAACAACTTTTAGGAGCGTTACTCGGCACAGCTGCTCCGTTTGCAGCAGATGCAGCTTTAAAAGGTCTAGGCTCACTTACAGGGTTAGAATTTTATCGAGATAGTCCTTTAGCAACACAAGCGCAAGTAGCTACTCCTAAGCCGTTACAAGGGCCACCACCAATAGGTTCTACCCCTGAAGAAATAAGACAGGCGTTAAAACAAAAAAGATTTGAGGAAATAGATAGAACTATGCCTCAAATAAAAACACCTCAAACTAAAACTGGGCTAGGAAATATCTTAAGCACTGCTTTGCAATACGCTCCTGCTTTCGCTTTAGCTGGAGACGATGACGATGGTTCTGCATCTGCGTTTATTACTGCTGCTAACGCGGCTAGGAAGTTAGATGCAGCGACAGAAAAAACAGGGGTAGATGCTGCTGTAAAAAGAGAACAAAGTAGAGCAACAGCGTTCGCTGGTGTAAAACCTGAACTAGAAGAATTAACAGTAAATACTTTTAGACAACCTGACCCTAAGCGAAACTATTTCGTAAATTATCAAACGATGGCTCTACGAGACAAGAACGGTGTTACGTGGATTAGGAGTAACGGTCTTGATGGTTTTGACCTAGACCAATCTGGTAATAAAGTTGAAAAAGGTCGTTATTATCGTAATCCTAAAGCAGCAATATTAGATGGTGAATCTGCCGCCGTAGAGACTAAACCATTTCAAGATGTGCAAAACCCTGATATTCTTTTTCAAGGTCGCATCGAAAAAATCTCTACGCCTGATGGACAAGAAACTACACAGATCACGTTTCAAGATCCTTTAGACCTTGACAAACGAGTTACTTTAGAGGAGATGACAAAACGGGGTTACAACTTAACCACTAGCATAGACCGATTCGAATTAAGACCAATACCCTCTAGTAAAAAAACTCCTGCACAAGAAAACTTAGAAACCGATGTTGCAAAACAACTTAATATCAAAGCATTAGGGTTAGCTGCTCAAGCTGTTTTAGATCCTCTGATGGAAGGCGTTAGGATGGTTCCTAATGCTGATGGTGTTTTAGTACCTGATCCTAAATCTTTCAATAACGGTATTACAAGTGCGGTTCCTCAAAAAATAGCTGGGGTTGTTGATTCAGTACAACGTAACATCATTAATTTTGGTAATGAACTAAAGAACTTAGGCGTTACTGATGGTAAAGGGATTACGGCTGTTGACAGTTATACTTCTTCTTTTTTTACTGACGATAGTGCTTTAAACGCTGCTGCATTAATCGCCGCAAATAGTAAATTCGAAGCTGTTTTTGCAGATGGAAGTTCTACCCCAGAAGATAAAAGAGCCGCATCTGCACAACTCTCTAGAATGCTTTCGAGGTTACAGTCTTCCGCTGTAAAACAAGACAGTACCTTATCAAGTCTTTTTGGTGGGGAGAACTTTTTAGTTAGAGACGAAAAACGTTTACAAGAATACTTAAATAAACAAGGTCTTTTCGCAGCTAACCAAATTAGACTGGCGTATATGGCTGCTGCTGCGCAAGGAGAAAAAGGACGATCTCTTTCTGATAAAGATATTGCATTTTTTATGGCTACGTTAGGTTTTGATTCTGGTAATGCTGAAGTAGTTTCTCGTAACGTAGGTCAATTTGTTTATCAAGAAATTTTAAAATACGACCAAGACGGTGGAAAATCTGCTATTGCCAGAGAATTAGAAGGATTAGATCAAAAATCTGAAGAAGAAAGAGAACTGTATCTTCGTGAAAAAAATTCTCAATTTGGTAGTAAATTCCGAATAAACAAAGGCGCGTTAGAAACATTACGTTTAGAAACAGACCCTAAAAAACGTCAAGAATTAGTTATTGAAATTCAAGATAAATT